CATGGGATTATTTACTGGAATACACACGAGATGTTGAGGGTAGCTTAGTAAACGCAAGTGAATTGAGAGTAGACTTTCCCAACGGTTCTCGCATCCGTCTGTTTGGCGCAGATAATTACGATGCGATGCGTGGCTTATACTTTGATAGCGTTGTATTAGATGAGCCAGCTGATTTTCCAGCAAACGCTTGGCCTTCCGTTATTCGTCCTAGTTTATCAGATCGTAAAGGAAGAGCGACATTTATTGGAACTCCTAAAGGAAAAAATGATTTTTGGGATATTTGGCACGATGCTCAAAACGATGGAAATTGGTACGCTGCTATGTTTAAGGCTTCTGAAACGTCAATATTAGACTCAGAAGAACTTGAAGAAGCTAAACAAACTATGGGAGAAGATCGTTACGAACAAGAGTTTGAATGTAGTTTTGAAGCTGCTATTCAGGGCGCATATTACGCAATGGAAATGAAAACAGCTACCCAGGATAAACGTATTACAAAAGTGCCATATGATCCTAGTGTTGGTGTAACAGTCTCTTGGGATTTAGGAATAGGGGATAGTACGTCATTATGGTTCGCTCAATTTGTAGGGCAAGAAATAAGAATAATAGACTTTTATGAAATGTCCGGTGTTGGTTTAGACCACTATGCAAAGGTGCTAGATGAAAAGGGTTATCACTACAAAGAGCATATATTACCGCATGATGTGAAAGTAAAAGAGCTTGGTACAGGTAAAAGCAGATTAGAAACATTAGATGCTCTAGGTGTTAATAATATATCTATAGCTCCTAAACTATCTATAGATGATGGAATACAATCAGCACGTTCTATGCTTAATCGCTGTTGGTTTGATGAAGAAAAGTGTGGGCGTGGTGTAGAAGCATTACGGCAATATCGCAGAGAATTTGACGAGAAAAACAAATCATGGCGTGGTAGACCATTGCATGATTGGACGTCACACGCAGCCGATAGCTTTAGATATATGTCTGTTGGACGTAGGGAAGTGCAAGAATGGGGTGAGCCTATAAAAAGAAATTTGCGTGGAATTGCTTAGTGTGATAAGGTGCATCAAAACTTGCGGAGAACCTTATGTTACCTTTTGTACAACCTACTGACGCTTATGGACAAATTAGCGATAACTTCCTACCAGAAACAGATTATGTTGATGCCAGAGTATTAGCGGCAAATACAGCAGAAAGTATTGCAGTCCCTGCTGGTGCAAAGTTTTGTACTCTTACAGCAGATGGAGAGTTTTACTTTAACACTAGAGCAGCAGCCGCTAAACCAGCAGCAGATATAAGTAATGGCTCTGCATCTCGCGTTGGTGATCCAAATGGAACTAATATAATCGTTACACCAGCAGATAACATTAGTGTTATTGCAACAGGCGTTAGAATTGTAACTGCTACGTTCTGGGGTGGATAATGGCAAAGCGTGGACTTTATTCCAACATAGCAGATAAAAGGGCTCGTATTAAAGCTGGTAGTGGCGAGAAAATGCGTAAGAAAGGTGCAAAGGGTGCGCCTACTGATAAAGCTTTTAAACAGGCTGAAAAGACAGCTAAGAAACCAAAAAAGAAGGGAAAGAAATAATGCCAGGTTATGGACATAAAGGCGGTATGAAAAAAGGCGGCAAGAAAAAAGGCGGTAAGAAAAAGTAATGGCTTATTATGACGATGAGCCACAATTTATTAGTTTAATGGATATGATTGATGGCGGTGGTGCAGGTCGTAGCGGTGATCGGTTTGAGGGTGGTGGCTTATTAAGCATACTAGCGAACGCTCTTGCTAGACCTCGTGGATACGAAGATAGGTTACGAGATCGTAAAAACGATACTACTGACGCAATAACTGATGTGATTAGTGAAGTAACAAATAGTGACGGAATTGAGAGATTGCAAAACCGTAGAGGATTTGTTCCTGGTAGACAGGTAGAACCAAATCCAATGCAAGATTATCCTGATATGTCTATGCAGCCAATGGAAGGCGTTACAGTGCCGTTTACCAATCCTTACGAGGTGGGCGGTGGTTTTGACATGACAGCGCCTTCTGCATTTCCTCAAGCCGATGTATCGTCTCCTATGAATACTTCTATGGTAACTCCTCAGCAAAATGCTATAGAAGAGCTTGCTGCAAATTTAGTGGCTGATAGGATGGGCGAAGGTTTTTTTACACTTCCCTCAGAAGATCGTAGAAGATTAATACAAGATAAATATAACGAATTAGCAATATCGCTTGGTATGTGAATTAGTAAAATGGCAAAAGCCTCATCAGCAAAAAGAGTAAATGGGAAATTAATATATCGTGGCAAATCTTTTAGAGGATTTAACAAGCCACAGAAATCAAGTTCTAAAAATAAAGAGATGGAAGTTCTTGCCAAAAAAGGCGAAGAAATAAAAGTAGTGCAATATGGTGATCCTAATATGTCGGTTAAATCAAATGTATCTGCTAATAAATCAAGTTACTGTGCAAGATCAGGCGGTATAAAAGGTGCAAATGATAAATTTTCGGCTAATTATTGGTCGCGCAAAAGATGGAAGTGCTAAATGGCTATTACAACATATAGTGAATTAAAAACCGCGCTTGGTAATTGGCTTAACCGTGATGATCTAACGGCTGTTATTCCTGATTTTATTTCATTAGCAGAAACAGACATAAACCGTAAATTAAGACATTACAAAATGATAGAACGTGTAGATGCCACGCTTGATAGCCGTTATGTACAAGTTCCAGCAGATTGGTTAGAGACATTTCGTTTTAATTTAACAGACGCTGCTACAGTACGATTAGATTTAATTGGTGCTGAAGATATGTTGCAAAAACGAGAGTTAAATAGAGATACAACAGGCGTACCACAATTTTACGCCCAAATAGGTGACAGTATAGAAGTATTCCCAAGCCCTGCTGGTGAATATCCTATGCAGCTTGCTTATTATGCCGAAATACCTAAACTAAGTGACACTACCACTTTCAACTGGTTGTTGCAGTCTGACCCAGATTTATATTTGTATGGTTCGTTGATGCAGTCAGCGCCTTATTTACTGGATGACGCAAGAATGCAAACATGGGCTAGTTTATATCAAAATGGACTAGCTTCTTTGCAAAAAGCCTCAGATGACACAAGATTTGGTGGTTCTGGTCGTAGAATTATCATATCTAGTTATTAATATAAAAATGGTGTATAATGCACAAAGATTGATTTAAGGGAAAGCCATATGTCTTTTACAAATACTTTTGAAACCCATGTTTTAAATTATGTTTTTACTGCCACCAGTGTAACACGCCCTACAGCTTGGTATGTTGGTTTATTTACTGCTGATCCAACAGATAGCGGTTCTACAGCAAATGAAATATCGGGTAACGGTTACGCAAGAACAACGGTAGCTTTTAGCGTATCCAATGATTTAGCAACTAACTCAGCAGCCGTAGAGTTTCCAGCAGCATCAGGCGGCAATTGGGGAACAATAACACACATGGCGGTAATGACTGCTTCTAGTGGTGGTACAATGGTTGTTCACAGTGCTTTAACAGTTGCAAAAGCAATAAATGACGGTGATGTTTTCCGCATACCAACAGGTGACTTAGATATTACGTTAGCCTAATGACTGTTTACCGCGCTAATTACGGTGATGCTTTATATGGTCAGGATACTTACGGTTTATCTGGCTCTGTAATTGACGCAGCAGCAAGTATTACACCAATTTGCTCTGTTACAGCAGTAGCGGTTAAAGTATTTGAAGGCGCATCTACGGTAACAACAGCGTGTTCTGTCACAGCTTCTTTGCAACAGGTGAAGTCAGGCGCTTCTACTGTAGCCTGTACGTCAAGTGTAACTGCAAATTCTGATACAATTATTGGTGGTGCTTCTGCCACAACTTGTACATCTGCCACAACATCATCAGCAATTAAGGTAAGAACGGCTGCTGCTAATATTGTCTGTCAGGGCGTTGTTGTAACGGTTGCGGTAGAATATCCAGAAGTACCAGGTTTTAGACCAGGTTACGGCAAAAACACATATGGCTCATATATTTATGGTATTAACCACAGTGTAGAAGAGGGCGCTGCTGCAATTAACCTTGCTTGTAACGTCACAAGTGCTGGTATTCGCATTGCAGATGCAGCGTCAAATATCACCTTAACATCTACTATGACAGCTAACGGTGTTATAGATGTTGTGGGTCAGGCAAATATTGCACTATCATCTAGCGTAAATATAGAGTATAATCGCGTCAGATTAATGGCTGCTAGTTTAAATGTAGCTGCAACAGTAACGATTAAATCAAGGTATAAATGGTTAGATGCGCCAAATCCAAGTACAACGTGGACTGATGTATCAAACCCAAGTACGACTTGGACAGAAGCAGATTATTTAGAAAGGGCCGCATAAATGCCAGCATCAACAACTAATTATTCATGGAATTTACCTACCGTTGGCGGTGATGAAGATGCCTGGGGTGGTTTTTTAAATACAAATTGGACGAATTTGGACACGCTTTTAGGGGGTGTAACAAATACTGAGTTTGAAATTTTAGATGGCGCAACAGTTACAACAGCAGAGTTGAATATACTTGATGGCGTAACTGCAACGGCAACTGAAATAAACTTTGTAGACGGTGTAACCTCTGCAATACAAACTCAGTTAAACGCTAAAGCATCAACTGGTAAGGCGATTGCTATGGCAATGGTGTTTGGATAATATAGGAGTTTTTCATGGCAAATCCAAATGTAGTCGCAGTAACTAGTATTTTAGCTCAAACAGTTTTAGATGCTGATGTTGCTGCAAGTGCAGTTAGTTTACTAACGTGTGCATCAGACAAACTATGTAAAATTAATTCATTAGTAATAGCTAACATAGATGGCACTAATTCGGCTGATATATCTGTGTGGATTACACGATCTAGCGTTGATTATTACATAGCTAAAACAATTACAGTATCGGCTGATAGCACATTGCTACCCATAGATAAAAACATGGGGCTGTATTTAAATGAGGGT